GCCTGTGAAGCTCTGCGAACGTTGTGCCGCCGCGCTCGGAGTCCGTTGGGAAGGTCGCGGTTCCGTAGAGCCTGAGACTGGCCGCGAACTCGGCCCGGGAGACGTCGATGTCTGACCCTGGGATACCAAGACCCATGGTCGAGCGGACGGCGTACTGCGCCCGTTGCGGCCGTAGCCGCCCCGTCACCGTCCGGAACGGCCGTATGAGTTGCAACGAGTGCGGGCGGTCATGGCCGTGGAAGTCGCGATGACCAGCCGGCGCCTCACCGAGAAGATCTTCATGCAGACCGTCCTCGACGTCTGCCGCATCCACGGCTACGCGGCCTTCCACACCTACGACAGCCGCCGCACGCAGGCCGGCTTCCCAGACCTCGAGATCATCGGCCACGGCCGGATCTTCCACCGCGAGCTGAAGCTCGACCACGGCCACACGACGCCGGAACAGGACGCCTGCATCGACCTCATCAACCGCAACGGCGGCGACGCGAAGGTGTGGCGGCCCGCGATGTGGCCGGAGATCATCAGCGATCTGAGGGCCGCATGAGCCTACAGCACGACATCGCGAAGCGCGCCCGCCGCCAGCAGGCCGCCAGACGCAGCCGCGAGCGGCGAGAGGCCGCGCACCGCACCCTTCACCAGGCCCGGATCCACGCCTGGTACACGCTGCGCCGCGGCCGCGTGCCCGAGGAGGCGGCATGAGCGTCGAACAGCTCTGGTGCAAGACGTGCGAAGCCGAGGTCATCGCCCGCGTCCACGACGACGCGAGCGGCGAACAGCGCACCGCCAGGTGCCCGTGGTGTGACCACTCGATCGACGTGCCCGAGGAGGCGACCGCGTGAGCGATCCGTGGCTGAAGGTGTGGGCGTCGGATATGCGCGGCGACCCCGAGCTCGCGCTGCTCGGCCTCGCCGGCCAGGCGCTGCTGATGCACGCCTGGGACATCGCGCGCGACGAGTCGACGACGTACGGCGAGCTCCGCCGCGCTGACGGCACCGCCTACACGCCGCAGACGTTCACGGTCGTCGTGCCGGGCGCCGATCTTCGCACCGTCCGCGCCTGGTGGACGGCGATCGTCAGCCAGGGCTACGCCGAGCAGACCAGCGACGGCGCGCTCTTCTTCCCGAAGCTCGAAGAGCGGCAACGCGGCAGCGCCGGAGCGATCCGCCAGGCGCGCTACCGCTCACGCAACGACAACCGCCAGCGTGACGCTCAGCGTCACGACCCGCGTCACCGCGTGACGTCACCCGTGACGCACAACGAGACGGCAGAAGCCAGAAGCCAGAAAAGACTTACGTCTGCTAACGCAGACGTTGTCGAGCAGGACGCTCGACGAGGCGACGTCGACGCAGTCTGGAACGAGTACACCGCGAAGCACCCACGGGCCCGCCTCACGCAGCCACGGCGCGGTCTGATCCGCCGCAGGCTGAAGGACTACCCGCCCGATGTCCTCATCGCAGCGATCCGCGGCAACCACCTCGACGCGCACTGCAACGGCGACAACCCACGCGGCCAGGCCTACCACGACCTCGAGCTGATCCTCCGCGACGCCGCGCACATCGAGCGGTACAGCGGCCTCGTAGGACCGGCAGCGACGGAGAGCGAGATCGACCGCGCGCGCCGCTGGTGGCAGTCGAGCGGCCGCGACGAAGACGACCTGCGCGGCGTCTGGGGCGACGACATCGCCGACCAGCTCCTCGCCGAAGGCAGCGCAGCATGACACCGCCCGAGAAGGTCGACGCGCGCTTCCTGCTCGAACGCGAGATCGCAGGCGAGCCGCGCCGCGTCCTGATGGCGCTCTACCCCCGCACGATCTGGCCGGAACACTGGATCACCGACGACGACCTGGAGAGGGTGCAGGACGAGGAGAACCCCCGATGACACCCATCGCACCAGCCCGCGGCATCGACCAGCGCCACCAGGCGCTCGAGCTCGCGAACGAGATCCGCTACCGCCGCGCCGAGATGAAGCGCAACATGCGCCACCTCGGCGCGCACCTCGCAGCGTTCGCCGCCGTGCACATCGTCGCCTCGCCGCCGCGCTGGGCCGAGACGATGAAGCTCCGCAACCTCCTCGTCGCGCTGCCCGGCGTAGGCGACGCGCGAGCCGACCGCGTCCTCGTGCAGCTGCAGGTCAGCCCACGCAAGACGCTCGCCGGCCTCAGCCCACGCCAGCGCGGCGCCGTCGCCCAGTGGCTCAGCGATCGGGCCCGGTCATGACTGCGTTCGTCATCCTCGGCCTCGCCGCCATCTTCGCCTTCACCGTCCTGACGGGCGTCACCGTCTTCGTGCAGGCATGGGAGCGCGTCCAGGTCAAGCGCACCGACAACTTCGTCACCGTCAACCGCGACGGCTTCGCCGCGCAACGCAACATCATCCGCGACCAGAACCGCCAGGACGCCCAATGAGCGTCCGGTCAGAGCAGGCGACCGTCTACCGCCTCAGCCAGACACTCGAGGCGGTCATACGCCCGGGCGGCAGCGTCACGCTCCAGCGCAACGAACGACCACCGCTGAAGCTCAGCACGACCGAGACACGCAACCTGCGAGCCGCGCTCGCCGAACAGGAGACGACCGATGCCCAACCGTGAGACCCGCCGCCGCAACGGCAAGAACCAGAACCAGCAGCAGCCCGGCCCGACGCTGGAGCAGCTCGCCGCAGCGGTCGCCAACGTGCCACCGCCGATCGTCATCAACCTCGACAACTGCCGCGTCATCGTGCGCGACGTCCCAGGCGCCGACGATGGCACGAAGGAGATGCTATTCGCACACGTCAGCGGAGGAGTTGTGTTCCGTGCAGCACTCGGCACAGCCATCCAGAAGGAGCTCGCCACGCTGCTCTCGGCACCGCCAGGCATCGTCATCCCCAGCGCAGACACCCCCGCCGCGTAGCCTTCGAGCCGATGCCGACCCCCCCAAGACCCCATGGATCTTCAGGCCATGCACGTAGTACCGCCGGGCAAGGCCTTTTTCACGGGCGCAGGTTTCGCGAAAAGTCAGAATGGAGGGTCTGATGAGCGAGGACGCGAAGAAGGCACTGGCCGAGGCGCTCGAGGTCGCGAGCCTGCGCCACGGCGTACAGGGATCCGGCGGCGCGTTCCACATCCACCGCGAATCTGCGCTCGCGCAGAAGATGGTCGACACAATGCTGGAGGAGCTCGCCGCTTCTGGCTACGAGGTGAGCGAGCGCGGCGATGGGTAGGCGCGGGCCCGCGCCCGAGCCGCGCGAGCTGCGCGAGGCGAAGGGCAACCCGGGCCGGCGGCCGCTGCCGGCGCCGGTGCTCGTCGGCGAGCGCGTCGCGCCGGCGGCCGCGCCGCCGGAGCCGCCGGACGGTCTGGACGAGTACGCGCGTCCGGTCTGGGTCGAGCTCGCCCGGCTCGCGACCGAGGGGCAGCTGCTCACGCTCAGCGACCTGGCCGTGCTTGAAGGGCTCGCCGTCCAGGTAGGGCGGGCTCGCCAGGCGCGCGAGCAACTCGCCGGGCAGCCGCTCGCCGTGGAGGGCGCGCAGAGCCAGTGGATCGTGAACCCTCTGGTTCGAGTCGAGCGTGATGCCTGGACGCTCGCCCTGAAGATCGCGAAGGAGTTCGGCATGACGCCGAGCGCGCGGGCGAGCCTCGGCCTGACGCTGAACCTCGGCCGATCGGTGGCGCTGGACGTCGATGCGCGGATCAACCGCCGCATCGCTGACGTGCCGAAGACGCTGACGGTCAGCGAGGCCGCAGCGCCGAAGCCGGCCGGCCGCCGCCGGAAGACGGCCGCGGCCAGTGGCTCGGCCGCGTAAGCGCACCGTCCGGCTGAACGCCGGCTGCCGCGACTTCCTCGCCTTCTGCCTCGAATACCTCGTCTGGCCGGAGGGCCCGCCGGCCGGCCAGCCGCTCGACTGGCTCGCCGAGCCGTGGTTCGTGGTCGACGTCATCAACCCGCTCTTCGAGGTCGACCCGAACACCGCTCGGCGCCGATACGAGACGGTCTTCGTCGGCCTCGCGAAGGGCAACATCAAGAGCACCTTCGGCGGGGCGCTCGTGCCGTACTTCCTCGCGCGAGTCAGCACGCGCCCGGGCAACCGCGGTATGCAGATCTACTCGATCGCAGCGAGCCGCGACCAGGCCGCGATCGTCTTCAACCTCGCTAAGCAGATGGTCGAGGACTCGCCGCTCCTGAAGGACATCATCGAGGTGTACGCCTCGTCGCTCTACATGCCCGACACGCGGGCGACGTTCAAGGTTCTCTCGTCGGACGCGCCGAAGACGCACGGCAAGCGGCCGAGCGTCGTGATCTGCGACGAGCTCCACGCCCACGAGAACGGCGACCTCTACAGCTCGCTCGAGACGGCGATGGTCACGGCCGCCGAGCCGCTGATGGTCGTCCTGACGAACGCTGGCGCGAATGAGCAGGGCGACTCGATCTGGGCGCAGGTCTACCGCAAGGGGAGGGAGGGGAGCGACCCGTCGATGTACTTCTACTCCCCGGCCGTTCCCGTCGAGCACGCCGGCGACCCTGACTGGTGGAAGCTCGCGAACCCGGCGAGCTTCATCACGAAGGAGCGGCTGGTCGCGCTGTCGAAGAAGATGCCGCCGTTCCGCTTCCAGCGGTGGCACCTGAACATCCCGACGCGGGCGATCAAGTCGTGGCTGCTGCCCGGCACATGGGACGCCTGCGTCGGCGACTCGTCCTTCGAGGAGGGCGAGACGCTCATCGTCGGCGTCGACATGAGCCGCCGCCACGACTCGGCGGCGGTCGTCGCCGTGTCGGCCACCTCGCCGATGCGGGCGCAGTGCTGGACGTGGGCGACGTGGCCGGACCCGAACGAGCCGCCGCCGGAGGTGACGCACGTCCTCGAGAGCGACGTCATCCCGTTCAACGCGCCGCTCGACCAGGTGCGCGCGCTCGCCGGGCGGTACAACGTCGTCGAGGTGCCGTACGACCCGTGGCGGATCCCGGACGCCACAGCGGAGGAGCTCGAACTCGAGGGCCTGCCGATGGTGCGCTTCGACCAGGGCCCGTCCCGCATGGCGCCCGCCGCGCAGGGCCTCTTCGACGCCGTCACCTACCGCCGCATCGTGCACGACGGCGACCCGAAGTTTGCGGCGCAGATCGCCGCGGCCGCCGTGAAAGACCTCGGCCGGCGCGGCTGGGTGTTCGACAAGAACGAGGATCGCCAGTTCATGGACGCGACCATCGCGCTCACGATCGCCGTCGACCGAGCGGCTGAGTGGGTCGGCTCGACGGGCGAGTTCGTCGTCATGCACTGAGGTAGCGGTGCCTGGGGCGATATGAGAGGTGATGGCGAAGAAGAAGCAGTCGGGCGGCCGGAAGCTCGCCTACGCTGAGGCGGTCGAGCGCCGCGACGCGCTCGACAACCCGGCAATCCCGCTGAACGAGCTCCTCACGCAGACCGGCCTCTTCGACGAGGCGGCGAGCGAGATCGTCGTCACGCCCGAGAAGGCGATGACGGTGATGGCGTTCTTCAGCTGCGTCAGCCTCCTCTCGCGCACGATCGGGATGCTCGACCTGCTCGTCTACGACCGCATCGACGGAGCGCGCCAGCTCGTCGCGGACGACCCTCGCGCTGACCTGCTCCAGTACGACGCGAACCCGCGCGACATCAGCCTGCTGCTGTGGAGCTACGAGGTGCTCTGCCTCTGCGTCTGGGGCGCCGGCTACGTCTGGATGGAGAGCGACGCCGACGGCGACATCGTCGCGCTCTGGCCAATCAAGCCGACGCGGATCATGCCGATCAAGGCGCCGGACGGGACTCCCTACTGGGCGGTCGAGAACGATGACCACACCCGCGACATCCTCGCGTGGGATGAGGTGATGCCGTTCCGCGCGATCGGGATGGACATGGTCCACGCGATGGCGCCGTACAAGATCGCGCGCCAGGCGCTAGGCATCTCGAAGGCGGCGGAGGAGTTCGCCGCCCGTACCTTCTCGAACGGCAGCCGACCCTACGGCGTCATCACCCACGACAAGCAGATCACGGCGCAGCAGTGGGACGCGATCAAGGCGAGCTGGGGCGCCGGCCACAAGGGTCTGAAGAACGCGCACAACATCGGGATGCTGCCGATGGGCGTCGACTACAAGGCGGTCGACTACAACCCCGAGCCGTACCAGCACATCGCGGCGCGCGAGTTCGAGGTCGCCGAGATGGGCCGCCTCTTCTCGATCCCGCTCCACTACCTCGGCGTCGCCAACGCGAACACCACCTACGCGAGCGTCGACGCGCAGAGCCTCGACTTCGTCAACTTCACGCTCTCCTGGTATCTGCGCCTGATCGCGCAGACCGTCCGCAAATACCTCTTCCGCTTCCCCGAGGACAAGGCGCGGCGCCGCTTCGTCGAGCATGACACCGAGCCGCTGCTGCGCACTGACGCCGTCAGCGCCGCGAAGATCATGGCCGTCCGCCGGATGTGGTCGGTCACGACGCGGAACGAGGAGCGCGAGCGCATCGGCATGGCGCCGGCGGCTGGCGGCGACCTCTTCTGGGCGCCCGTCACCGCTGCGCCGCTCGACGAGAAGGGGCAGTTTCTCCAGACGCCGCCGCACAAGCTCGTCGGCAGCACCGAGGAGCCGACCGACGACGGCCAGGGCGAGACGCCGAAGCAGAACCAGCCCGTCATCGCGGACGGCGAGCCGGCGCAGAGCGGCACGAACCCGATGCGCGACCTCGAGGACATCGACGTCAGCGTCAAGCATGAAGGCGCGGCGAGGCGCCGGCTGATCGAGCAGGCGGCTGCTGCCGAGTGAAGCTCTGGCGGAGGCGGGCGCGCCGATATGAGGGAGTGATGGAGTTCGAGCGCCGATCCTTCCCGCTGTCGAACGTCGAGGTACGGGAGACGCCCGATGGCCGCATCAGCTTCCGCGGCCTCGCCGCGACGTACGGCTCGCCGTCGAAGAACCTCGGCGGCTTCGTCGAGACGATCAAGCCGACCGCGTTCACCCGAGCGCTCGCCGAGAAGCAGGACGTGCCCTTCCTGGTCAACCACGACCGGAACCTCTTCCTCGGCCGCACCGGCACAGGCACCGTCACGCTCCGCAGCGAGCCCGGCGAGGGCCTCTGGGTCGAAGCGGACGACCTGCCCGCGACGCAGGCCGCGCGCGACCTGCAGGCGCTCGGCAAGGAGATCCGCTCGATGAGCTTCGGCTTCCGCGTCCCGAAGGGCGGCGACTCGTGGGACTGGAACGCCTCGCCGGCGCAGCGCAGCCTCGTCGACGTCGACCTGGGCGACGTCAGCGTCCTCACCGGCGCGACGCCCGCCTACAACGAGACGACCGCCGAGGTACGCGCCCTCGTCGAAGAGCACCGCAAGGACTACTCGACGAAGCAGCGCAAGCAGATGGCGAAGGACGGGACGGCGATGCCGGACGGCAGCTACCCGATCGCTGACGTCGCCGACCTGAAGAACGCGATCTCTGCCTATGGCAGGGCGACCGATCCGGCAGCCGTGAAGGCATGGATCAAGAAGCGCGCGAAGGCGCTCGGCGCCACCGACGAGCTGCCCGACGACTGGCGCAGCCTCCGCGCCGTCGGCGACGCCGCCGGCACCATCGAGTGGGACAGCGAGGACGGCTATGCCGACTGGCAGAGCGACGTCCAGGCGAGCCTCACCGACGTCCTCCCTGGGGCCTACCCGTGGGTCTGCGACATCAGCATGGACGGCACGAAGGCGCTCGTCTGCTCCTGGATGGACGGCTCGTCGAAGACGTGGGTCGTCCCGCTCACCGTCGAGGCGGGCGATCCGAAGGCTTCCCCGTTCGGCCAGTGGGTCGAGGTCGAGCAGCAGTACGTCGCGGCCGCCGCCGCGCGCGACCTCGGCCGCGCGATCGCCGACTTCGAGGGCCGCGCAGGCGCCGTCCTCTCCGCCGCGTCGAAGTCGAAGATCTCGAACGCGATGAGCGCGATGCAGGAGGCGCACAGCCACCTCGAGCGGCTCATGGCCGACGCCGGCGACGGCCCGCTCGTTGCCGACTCCAGCGACACGTTCGACATCGAGATGGCGAGCCTCGACCGCCGCATCCGCCTCGCCGCGGCGCAGTCTGGCGACCGTGTCGATATGAGGAGTGAACCCGCCGAGCGCGAGCCGGCCAAGACCTGACCGAGGAGTTGTGATGGGTTTCGAGGTAAACCACATCGAGATGAAGCAGGAGCGGGCTCGCGCGCTCACGGACGCCCAGGCGATCCACCTGAAGGCGGCCGAGGAGAAGCGAGACCTCACCAGCGAGGAGCGGCAGGAGTTCGACCGGCGCCTCGAGGACGCGCAGCGTTTCGCCGAGGTGCTCGAGCGCGACGCCGAGCTCCGCGCGAAGCTCGCAGCGACCGGCGGCCAGCAGACGGAGACGCGCGGCCCGGCCGGCGCGGAGATGGGCGAGACGGCCACCGCCGAGACGCGGCAGAAGGCGATCGCGGAGACGGACGAGTACCGCGCCGCCTTCGGCAACTACCTCCGACGCGGCCTCTCCGGCATGGCGCCCGAAGAGCGCGGCGTGCTGAACCAGTGCTACAACGAGCAGCGCGACATGCTCACCACGGCCGCCACCGCCGGCGGCTACGTCGTCCCGCAGGACTTCTACGACACCGTCGTCTCGGCGAAGGTGCCCGGCGTCGCGATGCGCAAGACGAACGCGCGGGTCATCACCACCTCGAACGGCCGCGACCTGCCGATCCCGACGCAGTCGGCGTACGGCGCCGCCGCGTACGTCTCTGAGGGCGCGGCGATCACCGAGACCGACGACACCGGCGCGAAGGTCACCGCGAAGGCGTACACCGCCGCGCGGATGACGAAGGTGTCGATCCAGCTGCTCGAGGACGGCGCCGTCGACGTCGCCGGCCTGGTCGCCCAGAACATCGGCAAGGCGTTCATGAAGTTCGAGGATCCCGAGTTCCTCGTCGGCACCGGCAGCGGCTCGTCGCACATCACCGGCGCGACGACGAACGCCTCGCCGGTCACCGTCGCCACCGGCGGCACGACGACCTTCACCTACGCCGACCTGCTCGCCTTCTTCTTCAGCGTCCAGCCGCAGTACCGCCAGACGGGCGAGTTCGTCCTCATGGACACGGCGATGGCGACGCTGCTCGGCCTGAAGGACTCGTCGAACCGCCCGATCTGGACGGCGAGCTCCGTCCCGGGCGAGCCGGACTCGCTGATGGCGAAGCCGCTCTACACGAGCCCCAACTTCGCGACGGAGGCCGCCAACAGCCTCTTCGGCCTGTGGGGAGACTTCTCCAACGGCTACGCGATCCGCCAGGACGGCACGCTGAATGTGCGCCGCACCGACGAGCGGTTCATCGATTCGCTCGAGGTCGGCTTCATCGCCTGGGAGCGCCTGGACGGCGTCATCACCGACGCCAACGCCTTCAAGGTCTGGAAGCACTCGGCCACCTGATGCCGGCAGCGAAGACACCAGCCGGCAAGGTCACGGTTCGTCTGCGCCTCGACGCGACGCACGGCGACCACGGCCACTTCATCGCTGGCCGCGAGTACGAGGTCGACAAGGCGACCGCGGCGTGGCTGCTCGAGGACGAGCGCGTCGCCGTGCCCGTCAAGGCGAGCTCGGCGAAGGCCGAGACGGCGACCATCGAGGAGTAGCTCGTGCCCACGCTCAGCGCGAACGCGCTGGTGAGCGTGGCGGACGCGCAGGCGTGGCTGCGGCGCAGCCACGCCACCGGCCAGTCTGCGACCGACGACACCGTCCTGCTGACGCAGGCGATCAACGGTGTCAGCGCGGCGATCATCAACTACACCGAGCGCGAGCCGTTCGACCCGACGGGCTCGAACGCCGACCTGGCGCGCACCTTCGAGTACGACGGCAGCGGCTTCCTGAACCTCGCGCCGTGGGATCTCCGCAGCATCACGAGCATCACTCTCGGCGGGCAGACGCTCACGCTCACGGACGGCGCCGGCGGCGGCGACTACGTGCCGATGCCGCGCAACAAGAACAGGTGGGGCACCTACGACTACCTCATCATCCGCGGATACTTCAAGCTCGGCCCGAGCCACTTCCTCTCCTCGCCGATCCTGAAGACGCGCGACGTCGTCATCACCGGCAAGTGGGGCATCTCGACCGCGGTGCCGCCCGCCGGCGTCCCGGACGAGATGTACACCGCGTGCCTGATCGGCGTCGACGACCGCTACCGCAACCCGGAACAGGCCGAGCAGCGCGGCGCGGGCGAGTTCCAGATCGTCGAAGCCCCCAGGACGCCCGGCAGCGGCGGCCTCCCGCAGGGCGCGATCGACGAGCTCGAACCTCTCCGCCGCGTGGTCTTCTGATGTCGACCGTCTTCGGCACGCTCTCGACCGACCTGAAGACGCCGCTCGCAGCTGCGCTCACCGCCGCCGCGTGGTATGAGGGCGCGCCGCCCGACGTGCTGCCGCCGCCGACCAGCGCCGTCGGCTACGTCTGGGTCGACGAGTCTGAGCGCCTCGACTCGGATCACCTGCTCCAACAGGTGCAGGCGTTCGTCCGCTACTACCCGGTCCAGGCGGACAAGGCCGACCCGGAGACGCCGATCGACCCGTCTCCGCTGTACCAGGCGCGCGACGACATCATGACGACGCTGATGCCGGCGCAGCGCACGAGCGACTCGTCCTGGTTCTTCGAGGTGACGGCCACGAAGATCGACCACGACAACCAGCTCGTCGACGCGACCATCCTCGCGACCGGGCCGAACACCTTCGCCCTCGCCTGACGATATGAGAGGAAGAGAGATGAGCACGCACCGATTCAAGCTGCGGAAGGGCTACCAGCGGGCGCAGGTCTCCGTTCAGGAGCTGGCCGACGACGTCGTCCTTTCCGGCGACGCCGTCTTCGAGACGACCAGCGCAGGTGTCGCTGCCGAGCTCGACGACCAGCCGGCGCTGGAGCGCGCCGCCGACCCGGCCAAGGCCGAGAAGAAGGAGTAGGCGATGGCCTCGATCACCGGCATCTCAGGCAGGATCGGCACCGTCGCGCTCGGCATCCAGACCGCGAAGGGCACGGCCGCCGCCGCGCCGACCGTGAAGGCGTTCTACAACGCGGCGCCGAGCGTGAAGCCGTACCAGAACGACGCGCGCTTCTCGATGACCGACTCGAACCGTGACGCGGGCGACCCGTACGTCTCGCAGATCGGCGTCGCCGGCGACGTACCCGTCTACTGCCACGCCGAGATGATGGCGCTGCTCTGGCACCTCACCCTCGGCGCGAACGCCGACACCGGCGCGGGCGACCCGTTCACACACACCGCGACGCCAGCGAACGACCTGCCCTACTTCACGATGTGGCGGATGGTCGGCAACACCATCTTCGAGAAGTACACCGACTGCAAGATCAACCAGCTCACGATCGACGGCGGCGCCGGAGCGCCGCTGACGGCGACGTTCAACGTCATGGGCATCACGAGCACCTTCCTCGCGAGCGACGTCACGACGGTCGACCCGATCACCACGAGCCCGTACCTCTACATGGACGGCGCGGGCGCGCTGAAGGTCGACACCGTCGCCTACCCGATCCACGCGCTGAACCTCGTCGTCAACAACAACCTCACCGCCTTCCAGGCCGACACGTACGGCATCGACAACGTCGACCCGGGCGGCCGCGACATCACCGGCAGCTACAGCGTCCGCTTCGGCGGCGCGACGACGCTGCCGCTCGACTATCGCAGCTACTTCTACGGATCGGACGCCGGCACCGCGCAGGCGACGACGTTCGCGAATCACGCCCTCGACTTCCTCTTCACCCGCCAGGTCGGCCCTCCCGCCCGGTCGATGGAGATCCAGATCCCGAAGGCGCGCTGGGCAGACGTCCCCGTCCAGCCTGACCCGGGCGGCGCCGTGATCGAGGTGCAGTGCGCGTTCGAGGCGATGCGGCAGGGCTTCACGACGCACATCGAGGGGCCGATCATGACGGCGATCACGATCGACGGCACCGCCACCGCGTGACGTGACCCAGCTCTGGCGCGACCTGCTCCACGTCACCGGCTCGAGCAACGTCAGCGGCACCTGGTACGGATTCTGGTCGGGCTTCGCCGGCGACATCCCGCTGTTCGTCGGCCTCGGCGTGTTCCTCCGGCACCGCAACTGCCACCGCCGCGGCTGTTGGCGTCTTCAGTGGCGCAGCCACGAAGGTGAGCTTCTCTGCCGCCGCCACCACCCGGCCGGGTAGCGCGCGTCGATATGAGAGGTGTGAGTACGGCCTCGGCGCAACTCGTAGGCGAGCTTCGCATCGGAGTGGAGATGATGCGGACCAGGGCACGCCGCCTGTCGAAGGATGCGGACGAGCTGCGGCGGATCGCGGCTCAGACCCTCGAGGTCGCCGACCAGCTTGAGCACGAGCTCGAGCGCGTCCCCGAGAGGAAGACCGCATGACCACCGAAGCGCACCGCGCGCAGAAGCAGGCGATCGTCTCGTCGCTCGCCGACATCCGCAACAGCCGCGCCGTCACGGCACCCGGCCCGAGCGGCAACACCTACCGGATCCGCCCGCTGAACATGGAGCGGTACGCCCTCGCCGGCGGCCTGCCCGCGTCGCTGCGCGAGCTCGCGCTGAAGGGCGCCGAAGGCGTCGCCGAGGTGCTCGGCGGCACGCAGGAAGTGATCGAGGAGCGCGGCGGCGAGCTCGCCGACTACCTCGACGGCCTCGTCCGCCAGGTCGTCGTCGAGCCAGACCTGCGCGACTTCGACCTCGACGAGTTGCCGCCAGTCGACTACCGCTGGCTGGTCGCCGTCGCGCTCGGCGAGATGGTTTACGACGGAGAGGGGCATCGCCTCTGGGGCCGCGAGCCTCTGACCAGCTTCGCCACCTTTCGTGACTTCCACGACTGCCCACCGGATTGCGACCGCTGTGAGCGAATGGTCGCTGCCGTGGCCCGAGCTGCATCCCGACCCGACGACGGACTGGCTGCTGAAGGAGGCGATCATGGCGCGGTACATGCAGCAGCGCGCTGACGCCGAGGCCGAGCAGGAGAAGGTCGGCGGCGTCACGCCGGAGAACCTCGCCATCTTGAAGGAGCGTCTCCGCGGTGGGCGTTGACATCTCCACGAAGCTCGACAACCACATCGAGGAGTACGCGCGCCTCGCCCAGGAAGAGCTCCGCGGCGTGATGGAGAAGATCGCCGAGGACGCGAAGAAGATGGCGTACGCCTCGCTGGGGACGAGCGGCGGCTCCGACGACTCGATCCACCGCGGCATCGACAAGCTGCCCGTCACCCACGTCGGCGGGTTGTGGGAGACCGGCGTCGAGGCGCGCGACTGGAAGTCGAACTTCTTCGAGAAGGGCACGCACGCCCACTCCATCGAGTCGAAGGCGCGCCGCGTCTACTCCCTCACGAAGACCGGACGCCGGCGGCGGCGGCGCGTCCGCAGCGACGCGAACACCATCGTCAGCGGCGTCCACGCCTACCACTACCTGCAGAAGGGGATCTCCAGCGCGAGCAAGTCGCTGCGCCAGCTCATCTCAAGCCGCTTCGCACGCATACACGTTTAGGAACCTCATGCCGCATAAGGGTTACAAGCAGACACCAGAGCACATCCGCAAGGTCAGAGAGGCCCTGCGAGCCCGGGGGCCTACGACCTTGGGGTACCGGCATACAGAGACCGCACTTGCGAAGATGCGCGGCCCGCGCCCTCACACGTCCGGCTCGCGGCACCCCAACTGGACAGGGGACTCACCGAGCTACGCGGCGGTCCACGCCTGGGTGCACCGGAACTTCGAGAAGACCGGGGCGTGCGAGGAGTGTGGCGCTACCCCAGATCCCATTCAGATGGTGTGGAAGGGCGTCAAGCCCACCGTGCGGCAGGCGACTGAGTGGGCCAACATCTCCGGCGAATACCACCGCAGCCGCGACGACTTCCGAGAACTCTGCAAGCCGTGCCACGCCCGATTCGATCAGGGGAGGAAGTAGGTGCTCGGCTTCGGTGGATCGGTCGCGAGCCTGAAGGCGACGCTGACCCTCGACGACGACGGCTTCGTCCGCGGCATGGCGGACGCGAGCACGAAGCTCGACGCCTACAACGCGAAGCTGAAGGAGCAGGGCGTCGGCAGCCGTCTCGCCACGATGGCGAGCCGCGAGTACGCCAAGCAGTTGTACGACGAGGTGAAGGGCGTCGACCAGGCGAACGCTGCGCACGGCCGCCTCTTCCGGACGATGCAGTTCGGGCAGCAGCACTGGAAGGCGCTCAGCACCGGAGCCATCGGCGCGGGCGTCGGGATCCTCGCGCTGACCGGCCACGTCGGCGCGCTCACCGGCGTGCTCGGCCAGCTCGGC